GAAAGGGTGGGATTCGAACCCACGGAAGGCTTGCACCTTCGCTAGTTTTCAAGACCATTTTTATACCGCAGTCCCAAAAGGCATAAATCCCCATTTTCCGCATGTCTACGCAGGTAGACAACATTCACACTATGCTATATTTTACTATATCTTTGTATATCTGTCTAGATGTAGCAGTCAAAAAGTGGTCAAAATAAAACCGCTAACTAAATTTTAGTTAGCGGTGAGGGATTCAGGATCTGCTGTCAAAACTTATTTCCTTTTCCCATTCATCGATGATGTGGCGGGAGCTGCCTTGACGTTTTCCGACTTCCATCAGTTCCATAGCTGCATGCAGATAGCCGATGCGTTCGGATTCAGCCTCAGCGTAAGCTTCACCTTCAGGATTAGCATTTCTGCGTCCTCTTGCTATCATGCATTTTCTTTGATAACCTTTCTTCAAAGTTTCGATTTCACGTTTAGTCATGGTTCTCGCCCCCTAAAAGTATTTCTATTGTTCTTAGCGCTTCCAGCCAAGCATCTTTTCCACCGATGAGCTCGGAAAAATCGGCCTCAGTGAATTTTTCCAGATACGATTTTGTAGCTTTCAAAGCTTCAATTTCGCTGCAATCGTATTCGAGTTGTTCAAAAAAATATTCACCAGCCAGCATTTGAAAAGAATCATTGCAATCATCATTCCATTGTTGCATAACATCAATAATTTTCATGGTTCATAACCACCTTTCATCTTCATTGTATGTATATTAACTCTACTTTTTGATTATTGCAAGTCATAAATTTAAATTTTAAATAAAAAAATATGCGGTATAGCCATCAAAGACCATACCGCATAAAATCAAGCGATTTGATGTATTGCTACATTGACGCTGGTAACCGTTCCGGCACCACCTGTCAGCTGCAGGCTGAGATTTGCCGCATTACCGACAGCAGCGCAGGACGGACGCACGCGGATCAGCTTGCTGATGGGTAGCGTTACCACACCAGCGGCAGCAGCAGTTTGACTGGCAGCAGCACCCGGTACAGCATCAGCACCATTATAGAGCTGTATGCCGATAGCACCAGCTGCCGTAGCAGTAACAGTCACCGTAGCGTTGATCTCGTACACACCCGGAGCTTTGACGTTGATAATGCCAGTGCCCGCTGCATGGTTCAAACCATTGCAGCAGCCACTAAACTGCACGTCGTTAGACCCCAGTGCAATAACATTGCCAACCTCCAGAGCTTGACTAGCAAGATTATAAGTATTCAGATAAGCCATTACCTCTCACCGCCAATCAAGCAGCAGTCAGATATTGGCAGCCAGCGCAACCACGCTGACCTAACAGCTGACGCACTGCCTCGATGATAGTACCGTTTTGAGTGAGCTGGCTAACTTGATAGCGTTCAGCTTGCAATTCACGGTCTCGGTCTGCCAGTTTATCACGAAGTTCCTGCATTGTGTTTGCAGTAATCAGAGCACGAGTAGCTTCACCTTCGCTGTGGATAGCAGTGGTGATTTCACAAGTGTTTTTGTAATTTTCGGCTTTTACACTGTCGATGTTGCGATTGGTCTCGCAGCAGCACTGCTGAGCCGCAAAACGGTTCTCCGTAATCTGGTTACCCAGCTGATAGCCAGTATTGGTAACACCAGCAGTGACCGCATCAAAGCCTCGACACATATCACGTTGAAGCTGATTTTGACCTTGCAGGTAATTTGTGTTCATAGCGTAAAAACCATCACAAATACCGTTTTTAATACCTTCCAGGGCACGCATTACATTCTGATTATTGAAACCTTCCTGTAATTCTGCCTGAGTCAAGGCATTACCACGACGGCCAAAGCCAAAACCGTCGCCACCGAAAAACGCCAACCAGATGAGATACATAAACGGATTGTTCATCCAGTTATTGTTACTATTGGTCAACGCCATTGCTTCGCCGATATCCATAAGATATCCCTCCTTTTATAATAATGCACATCGCGCGTGATGCCTACTTGTACCCAAGCATTCGCAAGCCAGCATTGATATCGTTTTCTGAGATTCCCTGCTGCCTAGCTTGGGCAATAAATTGTTGCAGCATTTTATCATTGAGATTTTGCTTGATGACCTGCAGGTCGCCCGCCTGAGGTTGACGCTGCTGCTGATTCTGCCTTTGGTAAATTGGATTCATTTTGCGCTCCTTTCAGCAGAGCGATAAGCTCTGCAAACTCCGCCTTGGTAACATACTCTACAGGCTGCGGCTTGGGCTTCTCCAAAAACGTGTACGTTGCCACAGATTTCATGCCGATTTTGTCCGTAGTTACGATGTAAAACTCCGCATCAGCAGAGTTCATGTAGATCCTTGATGTATTGGGCGGTAGAGTTAAAGCATTGAGCTGGTCGACGCTCTGCACCCATACAATCTCACCAGCTGGAGCCATCTGCTGTGCTGGCTGACCAAAGAGCTGCGGCATAGGCGGCAGATTCGGTTGATTGGGCATATTTGCAAAATTCATAAGCTCACCTCATTTCTGTCTACATTGTATAGGTAAAAGCGATGTGCAAAAGCGCAATAAAAGGGCATAAAAAAAGCACCCCAGGTTAACTGGGGCGCAGGTTACATGATGACATTGTAGATTTTGTCGTAAGAGCGGGCAAGGATACGTTTTACTGTACTCTCGTCCATATTACAGCGTAATTTGATGGCAACCACGGACAAGCCTCGGGTAAACATTAACTCAATGACTTCCCGCTGCTGCTCCGTAAGCCGTGCTTCTTCCATGGCACGGTCAAGTTCGATTCGTGAGCACATACGTAGCCACGCACGCGCTCGCTTACGAGTGACATCCATACACAAGACCTCCTAAGATATCACTTCCTCCCAATCAATCATCATTTATTGATAGCATAGGCAAGCAGACCAACGGCCGCAACGATAGCGGTATTGCGCTGCGCTTTAATTCTGCGGCGGGTGCGAGCTTCCTCTTTGGCGGATGCCTGCAAGGATCTGTTGGCACTCTCCAATAAGCTGCTCTGAGCTTGCAGTTCTATCTGCAGCTTGACTGATTCCATTTTGAGCTTCCTCAATTCTGCTCTCGACTCGTTCAGCGCTGCTTGTGATTCTGCCAGCGCTTGCCTGGTGACTTTGGTTTGCTGCAGCAGCAGACTCAACCTGCTGTCGAGTGCTGACATTTCCGCCGCCGTCATCGTGTAGGTTGTGTAGGTTGTAGCCGATGATGCCTCCGAGGCAGAGGCAGGCCACAGCAAGCACAATGTAGCTGCAGTAACTGCGAAATATTTTTTCCACATCTTAGCCCTCCCACAGATAATAGCCCGGAACGGAGCCGCCAGCACGCATGTCGACGTGCACAAAGCCCTGCGATACATAAGTACCCACACCGTCAAAAATCTGCTTACAGATGCGGGCCAGCTCGCGCGTAGATACTCCCTCAACATAGATATCTGCAGCAGTACCAGCGACATGCTGAGAGTTAGACACGCCACCTACAGCAGCATTGTGTACCGGGCAACGATAGCCGCTGGTGATGTTTATGGGACGACCTAAGCGTGCACGCAAGCGTTCCAGACCGGTCAGCAATGCAGAGCTAATGCCATAAGCAGGCAGCTCGCCGCAATGCTTGCAAGCAAATTCGGACTCAGAAAAATGAGCAGATAACATAGCCATAACAATCAACCTCTTCTCTTTTTGATAACATTAACAAGACCTTGCACTGCCTCAATACCGGCGTCGTTGAGGTTCTCACAAATAGACAGCAGCTCTGTGATGACCAGATAACCTGCCACCAGCGGGACAGCCCACACAGGCTGCTGCAGCGTGATCATGGCCAAATCTACCAGCACAGCGGCAAGCACGCAGAGGATATACACGATGACCTTTCCGACAAAGCGATGCTTCATAACTTCGCTAGAGATAAGGCCTTCTGCGCGGGCTGCCTCAATGCCGCCGATAATCTGCATCACGGACGGAGTCTGCCCCATGCCCTGCAGGCGCTTGTAAGACAGGCTCATCCAGCGGGTGAAGCAGTCCAGAAATACCAGCGCGGTAAAAACCATAAACAATACCGCGTGTTTGTGCAGCAGGACGGCTAAAATCGCGCCGATAACTGATTTGTAAGTAAAACCATGAGTCAAAGTGTGTGCCGCGTTATATACGGCGTAGCGCAAAGCTAAAAAATCCATTTCTCAACCTCCTAATTATTCATTGCTACAGCTTCTACTTCTTCTGCCGTGCTGGCAGATTCAACCTTCGCCTTGGCAGCTCTATACGCTGTGTGCAATTTATTGCTACGTGCAGCCACAGAAGCAATAATCATACGCAGGTCCTGAGCCGTAACCACCGCATCCTCATTGTCTGCCGTGGTCCAGCTAATTTTAGCACCAGCGCCCTGAACGTCTAACGCAATTATTGCTGCTGCGATGCGGTCGCGAGCTTTACTGTCGTAGTCGTAGAGGTGCCCATTATAAGCAATAGGCTCTACCTCTGCCGTATCACGCTGGCGCTTTAACATCAAGATTTTGCGTTGTTTTACGTTTTCAATAGGTTCTTCCTCATGCGTAACGGTTACACCTAATTCTGTTAAAGCCTCGTCACCGATTGACAATGGGATAAACACGCCGCCTTTGCCCAACGCTTCGGAAAGCTCATATAAATTAGAGTAGGTCTGTTCTTTGTATGTATAAGTTGTTTGCATTAAATCACCGCCTTAGTTAAACACGATTTCGACTTTAAATTTTTTGCCCACATTAGCAGCGGTAAACATGCTTGATATATTTGACGGCACACGTTGCACATAGGTGTAAAAGCCAGTTGCAGCACCTTGATACGAAATTTTGCCTACTGTCAAATTAGCAGTTACACCTGTTTCAAGTGGAGTGATATTAAGACTGATGTTACGGCTTCCACTTGTTATACCCTCTTCCTTAAAAGCAACATCTAACCATCCAGCATAATAACTCAGTATAACAAGAGTAACGGCTCTGCCATCGTGCGTAACATTGCCTGTAACTTCACCATAGTAACCACTGTTGTTATTATATCCATACTGACCACTTTTAGTTCCCATAGTCATGATGAATACATTCTCGTCAACTGCAACACTTTCAACATGCTTTACCATAAATAGACGATTAAGTCCCATATTACATCACCTCTATGATAATTTAGATGCCTGTACGATGCTGGTCAAATTACCGCTGGCATCTTTTGTCATTAAAATATTAAGCAACATCCCTGCACTTGTAATAGCTACATCACTAGCACTGCCGATATATTTAAGAGTACCAGCGTTTGTGATAGTCAGTGGGTAGTCTCCGTTTGCACTAAAATATGCAGTAAATATGGATGATTGACTAGCACTTAATGCTCCAGCCAAAGTAGCAAGGTCAAGTGTAAATGCACCTGTTACAGCATAAACCACTGTAGAGGTTATAGGTGTATCGGATGTGCCATTGATAACATAAGTAGTGTACTTCTCTCGGTTGAGCATAAGGTCATGGAAATTCTGCTGTGCCGTCCACGTGTTAGATTCCGATGTGCTAACGCTGCCACCACTACTAACAGTAATATTTACGTTACCATTATCATCGGGAGCAGTATTGTTTACAGAGTTTACGTAACTATTAAGTTCTGTCTTAGTAGCGTAAGTGCTTGTAATTATATTGCCCTCGCCATCTTTAGTAGCTTTCTTCGCCGTATTTGCTTCACCTGTATAGCTTTCTGCGTTTATATGCCCAACTACAACACTTTGCGAACCTTCGTACCACCTAATACTGCCTACATTCTTTTGCATATAAATAATATCAAAGGTGTTAGGAGAAGTGAAAGTATTGGTATCATCAAGCACAGCTCTGTTATCAAGTGCGGCCTTTACTGCTCTATTCTGAACGGGATTTACAGAGGTGTTGGACAGTGCATCATCAACGGTAACGCCGCCGTCTGCTCCGTCTTTACCTTTAGGCAGCACAAAGTCTAATACAACAGCAGACGAAGTGCCGCGATTGGTGACACTAGCCGATGTGCCGGGAGCACTTGTCGTAACGTTACCGATGGTGATTGTCGCTGCATTACCCGCAGGACCTTGCGCGCCCTGCACTCCTCGCTCGCCCTGTTCACCTTGGATGCCACGCGGTCCTTGGATGCCTTGTGCGCCCTGTTCGCCACGTTGCCCCGGCTCGCCCTTTTCGCCGGGGTCGCCTTTGATGCCTTTAATGGTTATCGGGCTCGGGTTATCAAGGCCGGCTTTGTTCGTCCAAGTCAAAATGCCGCTGGAATCAATGTGCGGCACAAAGACGTTAACATTCTCGCTTAAATCCTTGGTGGTATTCATATATGTTTCAGCCTGCTCTGCATCCCATACCACCTCGGAGTTTGCGTACGAGGAACCGCCGGGCTTTCCGACCACGAGCTTGCGCTTGCCGTTCGCCTTGCGTGCGATGACCAGCTCGCCCTCACGCAACACAGGATTCACCTGCAGCCATTTTTCCTCGGACGCTGTGCTAAACTGTATTCTTGCATTACTCATTTACTTCACCTCACGCAGTACGCACCCAAAAATATAAACACAGATAAGATGGCTCAAAAGTTACTTTTTCTCCATTGCCAGTAGATTGGATGGATATTTGATGCGAGTGATTTCCAGCCTCTTCAGTTGCGCCCCAGCGGCGCTCATGAGCTTGATATCCTGCACCACCACTGCCGCCGTGTGTTTGCCAATTGCTGACATAAATGTCATGCTTATGATTACCAGCACCATAAATTGTAGCTTCGTGGCTATGTGCAGGCAGATTATTTACACCCAGTGTAAAGCCATCACTGCCGCCCATCGTGCCGCCGGGATAACCTGCACCGGCAGTGCGAATATAGCGGCCGCTCTGCAGAAGCTGCCACGTGCCGCCAAGTCTTGTGCCGGGATTGATGTTGTCACGGGTGATTACCACGGAGCCGACAAAGCTCATCGCGTTGAGATAATCGATATTCAAAGACACATTGCCGCTGCTGTCCGGCTTTTTGCCTTCAACACTATATACAAAATTCTTCTGCAGATTGCCTTTTGCATCCGGTTTTTCGCCGTTCAGCGACAGTATGAATGTTTTTTTGATTGAGGCTACGAGGCCTGCGTAATCGCTGTCCAAAGCATCCTGCCCCTGCTCGACCAAGACCTGCGCCATAGCAGCAGCCATAATCGTAGCCTGTTTATACAGCTTGTTGTGCAGGTCAGCCGCCGCCAGCCCCGGAACAACGCCACCGATGCGCTGAGTATTGACAGCGTACTCAGCATCGGATACAACCTTGCTGCTGTCCACGGCCTCAGCAAAAACCTTAAAATTACTTCTCGCCATTTGTTACTCGCTCCCTTCTACAGCCCAATGGCTATTATAACCACTGTAACGCATAGTATTGTAATCATACGAGAACAGCGGCAGGCCGTCCGTCGATACGAATGTCAGCACGTTGATGCGTACGCCCTCCGGCTTCGGAATGATATATGCGTGGATAATCAGCTCACGCTCCAGCGCAGTATAATCACCCTGCAGGACGATGTTGAACGACATATCCTGCAAATCTTCAATAGATAAATGCTTATCTTTACCCATAACCGATTCCCACAACTCATATAGCTCTGTTATAGTTCCCTTCCACGCATTTTGAATAATACGCGCTTTGATTAGCAGACGGAACAAATCATCGTCCATCATTCTGTTGCTGTTGTTCATCTCTCCCGGAGGAAAGCCGGAAATAAAGCTGACGCTTACCATGTTCTGTGGCTCCGGAGTATTGATTATCGGATACTCCGTGCCGCTGGCAATTTCCGTCGGAGACGGGCAAACAATGTCGCCTGTAGCAGTAGCGGACGGCTCAAAGGTAAGCTGCCTACTTACTCCGACGATAGCTCCGAGAATGTCAAGCTGTGCGGTCGTCGCATAATCAGCCTCGAACGCCGTAATCAAATCGGTGGCGCTGCTGTCCAAATCAAGGCCGTATCTGAGCAATTTCTCAACCATAGCTGTAAAATTCGTACTACGGCGATATTCACTCGTGATCAGCTGTTTATAATATGTTAAATCAAGCATCTACCTGTACCTCAATGGCATCATATACCGGCTCCGGTATCTCCTTGTAACCGATTGCAACATCAGCAACACCCATCGCATCTGCGGCAAGCCCCAATTTCAGCTCTTTTATGCCAAAAATCGGCTTCGTCAAAGACGGATTGCAATCAGTAATAATGTTTGCCAGTACCGACGCAGACACATCGCTGCCAATTGTAAGCGCGGATAAATAATCATATATCGCACTCTTGACGTTGGCTTGGATGCTGGACATATAGCCAACATATTTCTTCAGCGTGCATTTAACATACACAGTTTTATACTCCGGTCGGTAAAATCTGATTGTGTTGATATAATCGTTCTGGTCGGTATACTGCACCTCCACATCGCCGTTTGTATAACAGCCGATACCTTTATGCAGGTATATCGCCTCAGCCACGTCCTCGTCCGTGCCACCCTCAACAACACAGGTTACAGAGTGTGCTGGCAAACCGTGTGGATTATCCTCGGTTACAGTGCCGACGTTGGTGTCATTCTCATAAACAGCATAGCGGGACACGTCCGGCAATGCTGCAATAGCGCCCTTGGTGCCAGCCAGCATGGTCTGCGACGGATTGGCCGTACTGATTGCCTGCCTTTGGCGGAGCTGCGCGTCTGTTTCCTGCGTATTGCCCAGCACAGCGCTCACTTCGTTGATAACAGCTATCCATCCATAGGTCGGCGTCTCAATCTGCGCTATATCGCCCGCCAGCGCGCTCACAGCGCCTGAAGTGCGGCATGTAGCTACAGTGTAAGCCGTGCCATTTGAGTCGATTACTACGTTTGCCGGTAAATCCCATGTTAGCCCCGCGCGGTCTTTTACGGCACCATTGGTTATCTGCGTAAACGGGCTGCCGCTAATCTTTACTTGGCAGGTGCTGTGCCCTGCAGCCTTGCGCTTAATGCCGTTCAGCTTTACCACGCTGTCCAGCGACGCACCAATAGCCGTTTCAGGTGAACGTGCATTATACGCATACGCGAGAGCCTGCAGCGTATCGCTTTGCTTGAGAGCAAAAATGGACAACAGCTGATAATCAGGCGAGCTGTTGTCCAGATAGATATCAGCGCCGTAGATTTGCTTCATTGCAACAATCATATCCTCTAAAATATCGTTGTAGGTAGGGATATGCAGTCCCGTACTATCAACATAAGGCTTAAAATACGTCACATCTGCACCTCCTCACTACTAATAGTCAACGAGCCATAGATAGTCTCTACAGTTGCCGTAAATTTATAATGTCTGCGTTCGTAAGATGATTCAAAAGACGTGACAGACTGCACGCCTTCCGTGCCGCTTATACGGTCACGGATAATAATGTCAACGGCCTGCCTGTTTTCATCACTGCCAGATGTGCCTAAAATCTGCTCCCACAACGGCAGCCCATCTTTCAGGTCTTCCCACCACTCAGAGTAAAGCAAAAGCAGGCGCTGCTTTATCGCCTGCCCGACAGCTTCGATGCCGCTGATGTAGTTTTGAGAACCACGACCAAAGCAGTAATCCCAATTATCGTCTAAACGTCTAACCTGCATATCAGCCTCCAATAAACACATTACTGCTGCCTTCGGTCACAGTGCCGCCACAGCTCACGGGATCACCAATGCGCCCTGCAGCCTTGCCGTTGATAAACACAGATGCTGAGCCGCTGGCAATCGTACCGCTATGCGACGGGTGATTGATACAGCCGTGAGGTGCATAGCTGTCCCCCACACGGCCTGCAGCGCGGCCGTTGATATATACGTTAGGGCTGGCCGATACGAGTGCTGTCGGAGCACAGGCATCATGACCAGTATCCAAATCGCCTAAGCGCGTTGCACTACTCATTGATGTTCACCCGCCCTGCTTTAATGTTTACCGTACCGCCTACGATGTTAATCGTGTCTCCGGCAAGCTCTACGTAAGCACTGCCCGCATCATTGCGTAGCTGAGCAGAGCCTGTGCTGTAGCCGGGGATTACTCTAGGCTGCGACCACACGCCGATAATAGCAAAGCCATCAGACAGGTCATGCCTGCGACATTCAACTTGATTCTGCACGCCCCCGCTCTGCCACCAGCCATCCATGCACATATCGCCAAACACTACAAGGCACTCATCGCCTGCCTGTATCGGCAGCGTCAGCGCATAACCTCCGGCGCGTGGCACGACAATGGGCACGTCGACCAACAAGGGGATATCTATCCATGATTCATCACCGTCTGCAAGCATTTTTTCTCGCAGCGCTGGTTGCACAGTTACTGTTTGACTAGCAGCATCAAAGTTTTGGATGATACCAGGCACGCACACACGCATCTTAATAGCAGCGGCACGAGCGTCAAGTTCGCCCTGACGTTCGACGTTCGGCGTACGCAAATTTAAATCAATCATAAAATCACACTCCGTTCGGATTCTGCGCATTGTTGGCCATGAGAGCAGGCAGTACGCCCTTACCATAGCGCGATACAGCCGTACATGATGTATACCAATCATTACCCATAGTATCACCAGTATGCGTCAGCTCGATTACCTGATAGATCCATTCATCATCAAGCGGCATCTGCGCCTGGCCTGGAGTAACCTGCGCTTCCGCAATCTCGCTATTTTTAAGCTGCACCAAGGACCACATCTGTACAGCAGGATTCAGCAGCAGCTTAAAATTTGCGCCATACTGCGTCTGCGTCGGCATACCGACAAGACCGGTCGTAGGCGTTTGCACGATAGCTTCATCCTTGGCAGCGTCGGCAAGCTTTATCATGTTCAGCTTGCCATCATCCACCCAATAGCTCGCACCGTTACCGCGGGCGATATCGGATATATAATCTTTAGGCTCGCCAAAAATAACCTTACCCCGCGGCAGCTTTTGCCCGGACAGGCCCTGCGTGATACTATTCGTAGGTATTTTGGTTTTTGACTTTTCGCAGACTGCGTCCAAAATCTGACGTTGATTAATGCCCTTGTTTAAGGTTTTAGCAATAAAATTTTTTGCAAGTACATTAGCTCCGTCTACGCATAGGAGCGACAGCACGTAGTCCGTATTATTTTCCTTGCGGCGGGACGGATAAATAATTTTTCCGTCAAAGATAACTCCGTATTGTTTCTCCTGTGTATGCCCTTCAGGATTCTTCGCTTCCTGAACGGAGCCATCTGCAGATGTAGTCAAGTAGCCTTCATAACCGGCCTCAATAATGATGCGGTCGCCCTCTTTAAGGATTTTCTGTTCGGTTGCTGCAGTAAGATTGTAAATCTCCACAGTTGAGTAATTGTTTATTTCCCGAGATTTTTTGACCGTAAACTTCACATGCAGGTCAGACACGTTCAAGGCCTCTTTGTCCTGAGCATCAACTACAAGGATTTTCCACTTGCGCATCCACAGATAACTGCTCATGAGCCATCACCCCATAAAAGCACCCAGGCTGAGCCTAATGTCTCATTATCAGGCTGCTCCTGCGTGGTAGGCCCAACAGCCACGATTTGAGCGCTGCCAATATTCAGGTAAGCGTACTGACCTAACAAATCAATGCCAGGAACGAGCGGCATGCCTGTAATCAACTCTTTGCCTGTGCTATTGTCGCAGACATCAGCCACCCACAACTCGTACAAATCATAATAGCGTAGCTTCAGCAGGATGTTGATGTTACGCTCGCCATCCAGCGTCAGCTTAAAAGTCTTCTGGTCGAAAGGCGTGGTAGTCAATGGTATTTCATAATAGCTCATTACCACTTCACCTCCAGACCTGTGCCCTTTTCTACTTTACGCAAAATCGTACTGTTGTCGCCTTTAGGCTGCACTTCCTGCGATTTCCGCTGTGCGCCTGTAGTCCACTGACGCGCGGAAACCTTTTCGGTCCCAACATTAACCACCAGCACCTGCACAAGATTCACAGTAGCTTTGAGCGCGCATAGCGTCGACACATCATCGCTCACATCAATGCTCTCAATAAGCATATTCTGGTACGTGTTCAGACGCGTAACAACCTGCATTGGTATACGCAGTTCCTGCAGCTTGCAGAGTAAGCGATAGGCCTGTACAGATTTTGTGCCGCCATCACCACCATAATCAGCACCAGTACGATAAGCCATGGCATCAGATACGCCAATCTGCATCGTCATATGGATAGGATTTACAAAAGCATGATCACTGATATTTGCGCCAGTCTGCACAGGATGCTGGGTAACCGTCAGGCTATGTTCAGTATCAACGCTAAAAACAGCGTCAAAAAAATAGCCGCCAATGTTCGTTTTAACCATAAGCACCTGTTGTGCTCCTAGCCCACTGCCCCAAACAGATGGACTATAACCATCATTAGTCTTAAATGATTTATTGCCCGTGAGCTTAGCAACCAGATTATTAGCGCCCCAGATACCATTTAAAGTGTTCATTGTACCCATTAAGCTCATACAAACACCGTCCCTCCGTTATGCGCTGCCAGACGCTGGGCAAAATCTTCCATTGTTCCTTCCACAGCCTTAGCCACGCCCTGAGGATCATTGACATTGCCACAATTAACCACAATACCGCCAACATTTACAACTCCACCGTTATAATTTGCCGTACTGTTCGCCATCGGCATAAGACCGGCAGAGCCGCCAGCAGTAAAACCTGCAGCATAGCTCGTAGGCGATACAAGGCTGTCATATGGACCGCCAGCACCTCCGTGAAATGCATCAGCAGAAGTTTGTTTATTGGCAGACTTCATAGCTTCATAGGCAGCACGAGCGTTAGCTCGACGCTGAGAATAATTAGCAGATGCAGGATCAGGGATTTCATATTCGTCCGTCATAATTTGCCCTGCTATCTCCGGCAATTCAGCGTTTTGCATTTTAGCATAAGTATCGGCGTAGGACGTGCGCATTTCTTCTGCCAAGAATTCAATCTGCGTGTCAAGGTCGGTCCACTCTTTACCACGCGCAGCAGCAAAACGCTTAAGAGCATCTAAGCGTTCATTATGCCATTGAGCTAAACCGCCAGATGTGCCATTATCACCGATAGCATCAGTGCGCAAACCGGATTCCTGGACAAGATTGCCTACAACGCCAGCGGCAGCAGAAGCAGTAAATCCCATTGATATAAGCTTTTTCTGAATATATTTAGAACGCTCGCCTGTTGCATTTTCATCGGTAATAGCATTGATAAATTCTTCACGTGCACCCTTGAAGTCGCCCTGCATAGCTTTACCCAAAGCCATCCATAGATGTGCCAGCCTATTTTCCAGTGTGAGTACCTTATCTACAACTTTACCGACAGATGTCAGGAAGAAGTCCCAGAATTTCTTCACTACAGGATACTTCTCACCGCAAATCTTTTCAACAATCGTTGCCAAGCCTTCAGCAATATCGGCAACACTCTTAGCAATATTAGCTACGGTTTCCTTAAGCTTCTCCTGCCGCTCTTCCGTAAAGACTTTTTCAAACAGCTCCGTAAGCTTTTCAAGGATAAACGCAATGCCATCACCAAGCTTTGTGATTATGCGATGCAAAGGATTGTTCTCATCAGTAAGCCATTTCCAGAGCGGCTTTAAGGTATTGCTGCTCTCGCGTCCCTCAAGATAACCAAATAAGTCCTCCAGCATGATGAGTGCAGTGCCGATGGCCATCATCATCAGGCCAAACGGCCCTGCCATGATGGCAGCACCGACAACGGCAAATACAGCTACTAAAGCCTTTGTTTTACTTGGCAGCGCGTCAATAAAATTATAAATGCCCTCGAATAGCCATTTTAGAGCCTTAACCAGCGACATGGTCACACGCACAACACTCGCCAACACGCTGGCCACCTTGCGCGCCAGCGCAGGCAAGCTCTTGCCAAATTTATCATTCAGCCAGCGGATAAATTCCTGAAATTCTTTGATGTAGGGCTGCAGCTCTTTGATAAGGTAATAGACCACCCATTCCTTAAACATTTTTAATTTGAGCTGCAGACTTTGCACGTCATAACCAATCTCACGGATCCAGGCTAATTGTCCGTCAGCATCTGCAGGAGTAGACAGCTCTGCCATCTCCTGACGCAGGCGGAAAAACTGCTCACGCAGCTCCGGCACCCACGCCACATCCTCCTGCGAAGCGCCCATGGTTTTCAGGACCACACTCAAGGTTTTAGCTGTGTCCTTTGTCACCCACATTGACTGTGCCAACTTCTGATATTCCAAATCGGCGCTGGCCACAGCCTTAATGTTATCAATGACAGCTTCCGTAACCTTTGCCAGCCCTGCAAAGATAGCGCCATATTTAAGGATAGAGCCTAATTTCCCGAGCATACCGGATAGATTATTGATAGCTTTTGCAGCTCCGGCAAAAGCGTCCTTGTCGACTTCTGCACCGATGCGGACAAGATATTCTTCTAATATATTGCTCATCAGCCTACTCCTTTCTCATGGCGTCCTGCATTCGCCGTGTATTTTCTGCCTTGACCGCCAACAGCTCGTGAGCGTCCAGCAAATCATCAAAATCATATGTGCCATCACTCAGCTCGTGCTGCCGCCAAAGCCCTGCAGCTACAGGAGCAAAGGCGAAAGCATCAAGCGTCGGATAACTCATCGGCTCGTAGGTTTGCCCGTCAATTCTGCCGGGAGCTTCAACCCGGCTGCGGCGAAAAAACCTCCGACATTGAAAATCAACGCATGAACAGTCAGCTGGATAACGCTGGCAGCATCATACGCCAGAGCCTCGTCAACAAAATCACCCTTAGCTGTCAAGACAGGTTCAGGGAGCTGCTGACCGTTGCCGTTATCAACTAAGCGGTTAACAGTACGCAGCAGCAGAGATTGCAGCTCGTCAAAATCTTTGCGTGGCATACCCATGAGGGCAGCAGCCATCTCGGCTGCTTTACCGCCTGAGGGAGCCAGCACGCCCGCAACCTTAAAAGCAACATAGCTGCCTGTGCGTGCGTCCATCTTGGTGAGCTGATAGGATTTACCAGCCACCTCCACAACTTGTGTTTTTTGTTTAAGCATGATTCAGACCTCCATCAAATCGGAAGATTAGTAACCTCGGCACACATCAGCGTCCAAGATACACGCTGGCCTTGGCTCTGGTACGGAGTATCCGGCTCTTTTTGGGGAGAAATACCGGAAATAATATGGCGTGTACCTGTCGCGGTATTACGCAGCGTCATGCTGGTGCTTGCCCATTCGCTTGTCGGCAGTTGCCACAGCGCGTTAAACCAGGCGCTCAGCCATTTATGGATAGCAGAGGTCTGTTGACATTCAATGGTTACGGTGCCATTATTGCCCGCAATCTTAGATACCATTACAGAGCCATCTGCAGCAATATCATGAGCAGTGCGGTCGGTGGCCTTGGATACTGTTACAGAGCCAACGCCAGTACCATCAAACAGGTAAGAGCCAAACGTCGGATGGTTAATAGAGCCAGCCAGATCAGCAAAACTGTAAGTAGTTAATTCCATTCAGATAGCCTCCTTAGCGGTTAACATTAACCTGGATGGTAACAAATTCAATTGCACCAGCCAGCTTGCAGCAGACATAAATCGGCGGAGCTTTACGCTTATCACGGTCAGCCTGAGACTGCTCGTCAAGAGGCTCGCTCTGCACCAGATAGCCATCAGGCAGGTAATCACCTGTCTGCAGATTCAGGCACTCGGCACCGTTCCACTTGCCCGGAGCGATAAAGCCTAACTTTACATACTTACGACAAGCATCATTGATAACATTAATAATGCTGGTAACGCCAGCTTCAGTCTGCGGCAATTTGCGGCGCTGATACAGCAGGTCCATGACATTAAGAGTAATGTCATTACGCAGCATATCAAGATACAGCACTTCATCAAAGCTCGTGCCATCAGCCATATAGCCCTGCTGCAAAACATCGTATTCCTCGCCACGGGTAATATATACGTTACCGTTATGGCCTGTAGATTCAGAGCTACCACACACATGGGTTACCTGAGATTCAGACAGGTCGTCTGTTTTTACGCCGGGCAGAGTTTTATACGCCAGCGTAAACGCATCACCGGCAAGACCACGGTTAGCGCCCATCGCGTAGCCCATAGTAGCTGCAACAGCATCGGGAGTATCCGTGTCACCACAATACTGACCAAAGCTGCGACGATAGTTTTTATCCTGCAAAGCCTTAAAAATGCTCTTTGCATCACCAGATGCGTCAAGTACGCTTTTATCAGCAGTCGTATACATGTAGATGCTGTCGGGTACAGCGCTCTCGCACCAAGCTGCACAGTCTTTAATATCAACGTCCTCAGCGCCCAGATAGCTAAACGGCCACCACTGAGAGTTAGCAGCACGGCAAGCCTCCAGCGTAGCAGTTAGATTCGTATCTTCCGTCAGCTTTACGCCTACCGCCAGCTTGCGCGGGCTGGTCGTAGCAGCAAAATAAAGCTGAGCAGCCTTGTATTCCGGAGACGTTTCTACAAACCCGTCAGTCAGCATTTGAGATGCACTGGTATAAATACGTACCCTTTCATTGCCCGGGATAACCTCAGACTTGCCAATAATCAAGCCAAGATTAAAGCCCTTGCGAGCAACAGCCTTAGCAGACAGGTTGATAACCACGTCGACAATCGGAGATAAGTCCAATTTATAAGCCAACTAAATCACCCTTTCTTAATAATAATTTCGCCTGGCTCAAGGATAACATCACTCGTACCAGGCTCGTTTGCTTTAATCGTAACGTTGACTTCTTCAATCGCTTTCACGATAGATTTAACGCTGATCAGTACATTAAAATATAAAGTCAAATCGGCGCGCTTCCACCAACGTCCCTGGAATAATTCAGGCGCATATTGGATGGAATCCTTGCCGGGAATAATATAGATTTTTTGTTTTTTGAGCTTCGGACGACCACGCAGCAGCTCAAGGCGTAGCTTAAGCAGCGATTCATAGCAGGCAGAACCATAAGCATTCAGGCGTAGCTGGATGGTACGTGTGCTTGCACTCTCACGCAAAAAATCACGTCCTTCAGACTGCCAACGCTCATCAATCGGCTGCATGATGTCCTCTGCCGCCTCGGTGCACTGCATAAAGACCACGTTGTCCGTAATCATCCAGTCCGGAGCACCATCAGCAGGCCACGAGCGGCGTACAGGCGGTGGTATTTGTTTAGCGTCATACCCGAGGATGTCCATCAGCTCTGCCCACATTAAAGATTCAAATTCAGCAATATTTTTAACCAACTCCATCACCGTCCAATCGCGTCCCAATAGAGCGGTAAAAGCCATAATCAATATCAGGGGTAACGGTGAGGATTTTGTAACGTGCTCCGCGCCATTCCAGCTCATCACTGATGGACTCGCCATTGGTCGCGTGCAGCTCCACGTTCGTCAAAAATTTCATTGCCCCGGTTACGCGGTCACCTTCGGGCAATAACTGCAAATCTTTAGGCTGGGCAACAGTAACAATCGCCGCCACCTGCAGCACAATAGGATTGTCTGTATCTCGGCCATAAGCTCCATCGTGCCAGCTTGCAGCGTAGCGTTTGACAGTAATGCGCTGGCAGCCTAAACGCTTGCTGCGCACCACTCTGCCAACATTAACCACGTCAATCACTCCTTACCACATAAACAATAGCCTTACGCAAGGCACCGGTATCAATAAGCGGATTGGTTTTGCCGCCCTTGCCTTTGGTCTTTTTATCTATGGTTTTCGGGGAGTTAGGCGGCCAGCCATTCTCTGCGTCCGTAAACCATTTACGGCAGATGTTCTGCGCCAGCAGGCCCGTGCGTTTGATAAGAGCATCAGCCCTCGCCCCATCGCCAGTCATAGCAGCCTTTACAGCCTTAGCGTATTCTTCTGCAATCTCACGGTGGTGCTTGGCGATGGCCGGTTCAATAACAGGACGTGGCGGTGCATGCCAAAGCGGCGAGCCATGTGTTTGGACATACAACTGATAAGCCAAGCTGTACTTCATACCCTGATCCATATAGCCCTGCATTTCCTCACGCATGGACCTACGCCGGATTCCATGAGTATGGATGTACAGCAAGCTCGCATTATTTATAGGCTCATCGCCACGAGAAGTTTTCTCCTGCGGGATACCCACATATAGCTTATTAACACGGTTTAGAGCTTGCACTCTGTCCATAAGGCCCTGTAGCCCGCCGCTGACCATTCTGTGCGATGTATTTATGCTTACCATACATACATCCCTCCCTTGCCCGCAAAACGTGCCAGAGTGGCAAACTGCACGCCAAACGCGGTCAACCGGAACGCCGCCCAACCTGCAAGGTCCTGCGACAGCGCTGACGTATCCATAGAATAGGACACACCATCAGCAGACTCACTCGTAACAACACCAGCGGCCTGAGCTGCGGCAAGGATATCAGCAGCAGGTGCCCCCGGGTCTGCAGCAGACTGCATGTAAAGGGTGCACATATGGGCGATGAATAGTCCGATGGCCATCCTCCACATCTTGCCATAGCGCTGCTCGCTTACACACGCCTGACCAAGCTCTACAAAGCTGTCCAGCACTATTTCCGGCAGCGGCTCAGCAAACTGTGGATAGAATGCCAGGAAGTCCTCCTTGGTGTAGGAAGGATTCTCCTGCGTTTTGATATTGCTCGCCTGCGCAATCAACGGATGGTACATGCTGCACCCCCTTATTCGCTTTCACCCTCCGCTTTGCTTTCCTTGGCTTTGGCAACAGCTTCTGCCTCAGCCTTCGGAGTTTTACCATTGACCGGCACAAGGTCGCCAGACTCAACAGCCAGCGCATACAGCGGATCAGTTGCAATCCAATCGGGAGCATCCTCAATTTCCATTCCACCCTTAGTCAAAAAGCGTTCCGCATCAATGCGTTCAGTACCGTCCTGCTTCACAAAGCCAAAGCGTTTTTTAGTTAAAATAACCATTGATTGTCCTCCTCAAATAAAAAAGCCAGACGATAAACGCCTGGCTAGAATATTGCCTAATCAGATACCGATGTGGTATGCGACAGGTTGATAATACATAAATTTAACCTGGCCGATTTGCGCTGCAAACAAAGTCAGGATGGCGGCACGCTCAACAGACGGTTGAGTATACGCGCGGGTGATAGGCACAGTCAAATCAAAATTGACCATATCCTCGTCGTTGACGTAAACCATTATGAGGTCTTTTTGACCAGTGCCGGCCTTAATGCACCAACGGCAAGGCTCAATGGTGATAGAGCCGCCCTGCTCTTTAGCAATATTGTTTTGCATCAAATACTCCATAATGGAGATGTTGCCGGCTTCGGAAACCTTCTGCATGGTGATGTAAGCATACTGCTTCGGCGGAATCAGAATATGATTCGGCATGCCTTTCATGTCGTACTCGGATGCAGCCCACGCATCCACCAGCGCATTGTTGATGTCATGCAGGATCTCATCTGCGGTTTTAGTATTCCATGTAGCAGTGCCAGCCTTGCCATTACCCACAGTGTAGGTAACAACATTCGGATCATTCAACAGACCGGTAGTACCCGCCTCTTTAAAGCCGTTGTATACATTGAGGTCAAGAGTTTTGTTGTAGTTAAGTTTAACGCCCTTATCCAGCAAATCTTCCAGATTACGGCCAATCTGCTTCATTTTTGCCTGGTCAATAAACGGTACCTGCATAGCGTGCATCCAGGTGGATACCTTGAACATGTTCTTGCTGGTGTTGACCTGCATTACAGGGATTGTAGTAGCACCGGGAGCAGTGATACTGTTAGCGTTTGCACCGGAAGTAGCGTAATCAACATCAAAAGTAGAAGTAAACTCTACCCAGCCGCCGCCAGTCTTAGCGACAATATCGCGCTGCCAGGTTACGCTGGTCAGAGGTTCGCGCAGCTTAGGATCAACCTTTTCAAGTTCGCCTGTAATATACGCCATGCCAGAGCTGGCAGCAGCATCCCATGCAGAGCCGCGGAATCTTTTACGACCACCATTCTGCATGGCCAAATTACCCAGATTACGCATACCAGCGTCCGGGCTATAAAAGCCAAATTTTCCAGTTGCCATATTATTTATACCTCCTTATATTACGCAGAAGCACGAGTCAGCAGAGTAACTTCGCAGACACGATTCGCATCCATTGCGCCGCTAGTCCAGCGCATATTCGGAATTTCAATGGTGTTAGTGCTGTCAGCTGCAGCTTCAAAGCCGCCAACAACGCCGTTAGCGATAGAAGTATTAGCTTTAACGCGCACGTAAACTTTACCGTTAGCTTTCGGAGTGCCAACATTACATACAACAGTAGCAGCGCCGCGTTCCAGGACAGACATATACTGACCGGGCTGATACTCGGTTTTATTTTGCTCTGCATAAGAAACTGCCTGCTTAACAACACGCAGCGCAATGCCAGCGACATTAGCAGCGGTAGTTGCAGCACCTACAGCTTCATAAGTGTTGTCATCTTTAATGCAGACGGCAGCACCAAATGGGATAGCTTCGCTTTCCTCGTTTAACAGACGGCTGGCCACGATATCGTCCGGAGTGCGGGCGTAGTTACCGGGATAGCCAAAATTCATAGAGATACCAATTGCTTTACCACTCATATTATTTTGCCTCCTTAGCGATTTTTATAATGGGGATTATATTTTTTAGCAATCTCACGTCCCAGATCGTAATCATCAACTGCAGGCTTGCTGTCTTTCGCAGCGTTACGACGACGCATCTGCATCAGCTTGCCATATTGAGCATCCTGCTGCATAGAGCCTTTAATGAGGATAGCCAGAGAGTCAGCCGCACGTTTACGCTGAGCCTCATTTGGGATAGCTGCAACAGCAGGCTTCAAGTTTTTGATTAAAGCCATAGCAGCGTCACGTGCTTCTTTAGCATTGGGAACACACTCGCCCTCAACATCTTCTTCCGGCGCTGCATCCTGAGCATTGATATCTTCAGGCGGCTCGATTACATCGTCCTCATCACCGGCAGGAGCTGTTTCAGCAGCAGGCGCTTTGTTTTGGAGCTCTTCCTCCAGCGCGTCCAGAGCATCCTTTTTAGGTTCAGTAGCAGGCTGCGCAGGATTCAGCTTAGAGCTGATAGCTTCCAGCGCGTCCTCAATTTTCTTGAAACGCGCCTCAGTAGCCTCATCCATTGCTGCAGGTTTATTTTCAGGCTGCGGCACAGCAGCAGGTGCAGGTGTTGCAGGAGCTGCGGGAGCTGCGGGAGCAGGAGCTGGTGCAGGCTGAGGACGCGGTTCAGCGTCAGAGCTACCTGCAAGCTTTGCAGCAGCCTCCATGTCCTCCGGTGTAGTAGATTCGTCGCGAGCCAACGCTCGCAGGATACGTCCAATCAAAGATTTAGACATTTTTTTACCTCCTTTTTCATCGTCGGCAGTGTCACGGATAGCAACCTTGTGCCCCGCCCTGCCTCTATCAACAACTGCTACATGGTTACCGCGGATTTCCAGCTGGTCATAGCTGGAGTCACTCGTCGGATTCCACAAGCAGTCATAACCGCAAGATATCTCGCGTTTGCCGGCCTCAATCTTATTGATAAGGTCAGCGTCATAAATAACTAAATCAGCAACCAGGCAATTACTCAAGTCGCCATCGCCCCGACGCACATCACGGCACACGCCTTTCATGTACCGCCCATAATTATCAGGGGTTACATCTTCCTCCGGATGCTCATCGCATACAGGCTTCCCCTCAAAACTTGCCACGGCAGCACGGTCAAAGACTTCGGCTTCAGGGCGCTGGACATTATAAATGCCATCAGCGACCGGACCGCCAAACTCGCAGCCTCTATACTGCTGCGTACCGGTACGAGCAATCGGAACATCCTTACAGATCAAGAATCCCTCCGGCGTTTTGAGGATGTGGTCGGAGATTCGTGAGCCAAAATATGCCTTGCTCATAGCTCACCTCCAGGTAATAATTTCTTAAATTGTTTTATGCCCATGCGCTCGATTTTACCGTTGCGGTACACCTTTGCAGGCCACGCCACCTGGTCAAACCTGATAAGCGGTTCAGGATAACAGCGGCAATTGTAAATGTTGCCCGCATGGTACTTCCCCTGCGACTTCTCATGGTTGAGTAACTCCGGTGCTGGAGCTTCGCCCCAAGGGATAATCACACCATCCATATGCGCGTGAGCAGAACGCACACGAGCGTCCTCACTCGTCCGCCAGACGTACCAATCAAGCCCTGCCTCAGCAGCACGCACCTGCGTCAGAGCCGTGCTGGCTTTAGACGTTTCCGTGCGGGCGATGAGCCTTGCATGAGCTTCGGTCATGTGCGGGTACTCTTTGAGGATATCTTCTATCATCGCTTCCGGACGCAAGCCTTGCTCATAACCTTCTGCGACTTTGTGAGCCACCCTGTCAGCCAGCGTGAGCGGCATAGAGCGGATTAATTCAGCGTTGCGACTGATTATACCCTCGTACACTTTTGCGACGCGTGGCGAGGCAAGCTCGCGCTGTAGAGCAGTGCGAATGATTCGCCCCTTGCTGCCCTCAGCCGCTGCAGCACGCCACGTCTTATGCCCGTCGCGGAACAGATGCGTGGCCATCGAGCGTGCGATTTGGTCGCAGGCACGAATAAAAGTCGGCGAACGAGCCAGCCGACGCATTATGTCAGCAATAAAAAAAGGACTGGCAACGTGAGATAACTCACGCTTCAGTCCTTGCATCAGGCGGTCAATGGCGCTGGCATAAGAGCGCTCAATGACTCGCGGCATTTTAAATTTTTTCATTTTATTACTCCAACAAAAAAAGCGCAGCTAGAAAAATTCTAACTACGCTTAAGGAATTAAATTTTCGAACCATTCATGATATCTTGCCATTTACAAGCTAAAGCACAACGCTCACTTATTGGAGCGTTCTCATCATTTACATCCCTGAGTTCTTCAAGTTCAATTTCCACCATTTTGTCAAAAATTGCTTCTTGTTCTTCTGGCGATAAATTATACGCTTCTTCAATAGTCACGCCTGTTTCTCGCTCAAAGAATTCAATTAGTTTTTTTAGCATTTTTAGCCTCCAAAAATATTGCTCCGAGAGAAGTTTTAAAATTTTGTGTAGACTTATTGATAACCGTTTTTAAGCCTCCACTCTTAGTAACACAAACTTTTATCCCGTTTGAAGAGTAAATATAACCTCCGTATTGATTATCAACAGCTCTCTCTCCATTTTTGATGGTATCCTTTATTTCTTCCGCATTTATTCCACGCTCCCACATACGGTCAAAAACATGTTTACTTATCCAACGCACATGTCCCAACTGCTTAATTTCCGCATTCATCAATAATGGCCTGTTCTGTTTAATAAACCATTCTGGAGCTATTGTTTCTTTGGTGCTGATTGTACCATTCTTTTTGCTTTCTTGCAAGTTATTTGTTTTTCCAGCCCCACCGCCAACACCATCGGCTTCACAAAATCGTCCATTCTCAGGACTATGATGTGAATTAAAATCATCAGCCTCACTCCAGAAAGCAGCATCTGCACTTTTCACTTGCCTAACAGAAGCAGACACCTGTGGTTCAATCGGTTCTTCGCCGCCAAACATTCCGCCCATCTCGCCCGGCGGCTCCACAGAGTCGGACGCGCGCTCGATATCCTCATCGGTGATGTTCGTCCAGACACCGGTGCGCTCGCTCTGCTGCTTCAGCTCCTTCAGGGCAGTGCGCTGAGAGATAAGCCCAGCATTGTAAGCAGCTACAACGTTATCTGTGCCACACTTGGCAAGGTCGGCGCGCTCTTTATCCGTAGGCTCTGCAACCGGGTCAAATTCAAAGTCAAAGTCGTCCGGCAGGCTGCCTAGCGTCGAGATGATGAACGGCGGGAGCACTTTGTTCAAGATAGGACGCAGATAAGACTCCTGCTTCTCAGCTATCATGTCGTAGTAGTTCTGCAGGTCACTCTCGCCTGTAGCATTAAGACCGGAGGGCGAGCGCCCGAACAGACGCGTCACCGGAATTTCAGCAGCGCCGCTGATGTCCATGATAAACTGCTGATAGCAATCAGCAAGACCGCCGAAAGTGTACTGGTGCGTTTCAAGCCCATCTGCAGCATCCATGACCTGCATACCCATATTGTTCAGCAGCATGTTCTGCGCTTCCAGCGTTCGCAGCAGCTCAGCCTGCGACTCGTTGTCCGTTGCCGCCAGGAGCTGACCTAAGTCCTGCATCTTTAGCACGCGGATGTTCGCCATGAAGGTCAGCTGCGCAATGTTCCAGCTCACGTTATCACGCTTACGCAGCTCATCAAAAACAGACTCGACCACAGAAGCTCCCCACTGCATCTCTGCTATTTCCTCCCAGAACGGAAGCGTATTGCCAGTGAAGCGAATTACCCTGCTATGATGAATCTTTACAGAGCCACCACCGGCAGGATCAGTCACAGTGTAATACTTCGGGAAGCCATAATCAGGATCACTAATATCTTCGATAAGCTCGCTGGATGGGTTAACTCCGTTCCAGCGGTCGAAGATGAGCAGCCCTGCGAAATCGCCAGGCATTATCCAGTCAAGCTGCAGCGGTTGGCTAAGGTCGTAGCCTTGGTGTTTGACCAGCATCACGCCTAACGCGCCACCGTAGAGCCTGCCCCACTGCATGCCACGCTTAATCTTGTCAATGAGCTGAGTACGACGCAAAGTAAGACTGAGCCGCTTCTCTACATCGGGATCCAGACCGCTCGTAATCGTTATCCAATTTTTAAGCATGTCCGCCGGGATAACGTCGATGATGCGACGGACAATCCAGCTCTCACGGTAGAGAGCATTTAGAGTATTAAAATCACGCGACATGCGCTGCAGACTGTACTCCGTGCCTTCCAACAGGTTCGGAGTGCCAGCGCCCAAACGAGCCAATACGTTACTAAACGCGTCGAGCGCCCTGCTGCGTATTGGCTGCGGCTCAGGAGCTTTGTCCAGGACGCGCCTGCGTTTTCTTTTAGACATTCGCTATCCTCCTTGGCCTGATGACTGTTGATACATAGTAGCGCACCGCATCAGGCGCATGGTCAGCTACTTTAATAGGTTTCTCCTTGCCGGACTGCTGCAGAGCCTTGTCGTCCCAACAATAGGACTGCATCTCCTTCAGCGTGTGCATTAAACCACAATAAAAATGGATGCGGCGACGGGTTAGTAGCGTGTTCACTTTGCGGATGCCCTCAATGACATCATTGTCGGCGTTGATTGTTTCCACCGTCTCCTTCGCACGCAGCCCACGATTGCGCAGCTCAATTTTAAAGCTTGCTGCAGATGGATCTATGACCACATTTGTCGGCCACAGCTCCACGCCACGCACGAACTCAAGCAGGTCGTCGGCGTATTGGCTGTTGTCCTTCTCCTTTTCTTCGGCGCGGCTGTCCCAATAATACTCGCGGATGAACCACAGGTCGCGCCCATCATCGAGCACGTCCAGATACACCATCGGGTTCACGGTGCCATAGTCAATCGTGATGGAGCGCTTCATGATGTGCAGATTTTTGAGCAGATACTCCAGCTGATCATCACCAAAAAGCAGCTCATCACTCCACGCATCACGATAGATAGCGCCCTGCGCCATTACCCACTCGCCTAGAATAAAGCGTCGGTAGAACACACCGGAATACATTGTCCGGTAACGTTCACGCACCTCGTCGGATAGCGACGGATTGTCGTCCATCAAGAAGTGGATATGCAGCAAGCGCTTCTCGTCGCACTTCTCAATCCAGCGCAGCAGGAACCAATGCATCGGGCTGTCCGGGTTGCAGTTAAACCACAGCTTAGCGCCCGGAACAGAGCAGCGGCCGGATGCCTGGTTGACAAACGACTCCGGCATGAGCGCGACCTCATCGCAAAACAGACCAGCCAACGTAATGCCTTGAATGAGGTCCTGCGAGGATTCGTCACGACCACCGAACACGTAGAAGTAATTCAGCTTCATCGTGCTGCCTTGCTTGCGAGCTATCACGATAAGGTTTTCCGTGCGTGATTCTTCCACCTGATAGCCACGCACCAGCAGTACAGGCTTGAGCCATTTCCAGACGTTACGCCGGAAGCTGCCTACGGTTTTACCGCACATGGCAAAATTCTGGCCATCGTAGGTATCCATAGCCCAAATAACAAAAGAGACGGCCATCGCTACCGTTTTACCAGCACGGATGGAGCCGTCAGCTATAATGCCATTGTAATCGTGGTAGGGAGAGTCCTCACACCACCACGTTAAGATTTGCATTTGTTTTTTACTAAATTCATAAAATTTGATAACAGGTTTGATAATACTGCGCAGCCTGCCAACGATGCTCATTATTTCCACACATCCTTTGCACTGCGCTTGATTGCGTCGGTAAAGCCATCGTCCTCATATTGAGACTGCTCTTCGGCATCCTTAAGAATTTTCTGCCCTGCCGTGTCACGCAGGAACGTCGCCGCCTTGGTATTGCCCTGCATAGCAAGCACGACCTGGCCTAGCAGCACAGCCTGCTCAACGGTTACATTGATTTTACCGTTCAGCAGATTAATTTTGCCGTTCGGCCCCATTAGGTCACCCAGGCACTCAACATTCTTCAGCTCGCCACGTTTGAGCGGCATCTGCAGCAGGTCATCAAGGACCTCACGCATAGCACGTTTGCGGCGGCGAGCTTCACCAGACGCGCGACCGCCAGCAGAGCCGTTTTTTCGAGCTTCGCTCGAGCTTGGTACGCGTAAATTCTCAGGATTCGGCACTGATTACCTCAGCCGTCCTGCCGGTAAGAGCTTCCCAACGCTTAACGATGACATCGCAATACACAGGATCAAGCTCCATGCTGTAGCATTGGCGGTTGATTTGTTCACAGGCAATGAGCGTGGAGCCGGAGCCACCAAACAAATCAAGAACGGCATCACCTTGCTGGCAGCTGTTCTTGATGCACTTAGCACAGAGGGCAATCGGCTTCATCGTTGGATGCTCGGCGTTACGCGTTGGCTTGTCAACATGAATTACGCTGTTGACCTCTTCCGTGTCCACAGCCTCCACGTTGTCGGCACGCAGACAAACAGTCTTAAGCCCGATGCTGATGTGGATGAGCTGATGCCCATCGGCATCGTAGCCAACCTCCACCGGATAGTTGTCTGGGATAACCGTCGACAGTTTACGACCGCCAAAAAAGCGGTGCTTTGCGCCAGGCTTCCAGCCGTAAAGGATGGGTTCATGCTGCCATTGGTAGTCCTGCCGTCCCAGCGTAAATGTGTTCTTGCACCAGACAAGGTCCTGCTTCAGCAGCAGACCGGCATCGACAATAGCCTGCCGGAACTCGACCGCACTGCGACTAGCGTAGCATACGTAGAAGGATGCGCCGGGCTTCATCGCTGCAAAATAATTATCAAACACTGCATCTAAAAAGTTTTTGAATTCAGCCTCACTCATCGAATCGTTTTTAATGGTGAGCTTTTCTTTCGTTCCGCCTTGATAAGCGACATTGTAGGGAGGATCAGTAAAGACCATGTCAACCATTTGCCCCCCCAATAAACGTGCTACATCAGTACGATTTGTTGAATCGCCACATAATAAGCGATGGTTTCCAAGCTGATAAAGAGTACCAGGAGTCGTGATGGTGTTCTGCTTGGCGGCCTCGTGTGCTGCATCCACATCAAAAGCATCCTCTTCCGGTTCAGGCTCCGGCATGTCGAAGCCAAAATCGCCCATGTCAATACCTTTGATGTCAAGCAGCTCGCTGTTGAGCATATCCATGTCCCAGCTTGCAAACTCGGCGGTTTTATTATCCGCCAGGCGGAACGCCTTAATCTGCTCGGGAGTAAGGTCATCAGCCATCACGCACGGCACAGTCTTCATCTTAAGTCGTTTAGCAGCACGCAGACGCGTATGACCACAGACAATAACATTGTCCTTGTCAATAACAATAGGCTGCTTCCACCCGAACTCCTTCAGTGATTCCATAACCGGCTTCACGGCTGCATCATTGCGCCGTGGATTGTTTTTATACGGAACCACATCGCCGATGGGCATATCTATGATTTTCATAATTACCTCCGGAAACAGAAAAACCCCGAGCCGTTAAGCTCGAGGTTTATGTTAGTGATTTTTTCGATAGTAAGTTATTCTGGTTGCTTGTAGCTACCCATCCAGTCGCTAAGTATTTTTGATGCTTCATCATGACTCAAATCAAATTCACGCATGAGATACGGTGCAGCACCAAACATATTCGTTACTCCAGACTGACGCAGCTCTTCTAAATAATCGTAATAAATCTGTTTTTCCATAACATAATCACAACCTTTCGTTTGATTGTTGTTATGTTAACTCTAATATCTAAAACATTCAAGTCATTTATTCAATATTAACGTTCTTTTTTAAATTTGCATCTTAACGAGCCATCTTCAATACCGTCAGGCTTGCTGGTTGCCCATTGATCATCACCATCGCTCAATGGATACTTGTCACAGATGCAACGGCTATAAGCAGCCGTTCCAGGCTTACCTGAATAAATGCATTCCTTACACTGCTCGTACCCGGCATTATTAGTATTATCACTCAACAATTCGTCTGCATGACGTTCATATAATCCCATGATTTTCACCTACACTTTCTGCATATTAGAACCAACAACCTCAAGATCAATAAAGAAACCGCCGTCAGGATTTTCTTCTATTTTCGCAACCCGAAACTGCGTGCCGCGCTGCAAAATCATTTCATTTTCTTTTTTGAAAGCAGAAAAATTCGGAGCATAAGCCATTTTAGTTCCTGCTGGAGCATAAATGTTAAACATAATAGGTTTATCATCAAAACCTGTACCTTTTGCGGCACCGCAAGACATGAAACCATGCTCTGTGACTTTTGTACCTAAAATTTCAGCTTTCAGCTCATCAAGAGAGTAATCTTTTAGTGGCTTACTAAGATTCAAAAACTTATCCATGCCTTTATAATTGCAACCGCGCTGCAACCAAACATCCTCATCAAAAGCACTACGGTCAATGTAGTTGGTCATATTTGTGATTAGGTCTCTAGCTTCGCCAGGTTTTAAATTACCATAACCATTACTACCAATATTCTCAAAGTCAATACTCCCTACACCTTTATATTTGCCGGTTCCATATTCAATCCCACGCAGTGGTTCGTTGAACTTAGAATACGATGATGTATACTCTCTAATAGCTTCTCGCTCTTCTTGGTTAGCATTAGCCCAGACATCGAGAGCCTGAGTATCAAATTTCTTCTTGGATTCCTCCATAGATTCGCACCATACAGCATTATCCAAATGCGCCTTTGTGTAATTGGATTTACGGAACGGATAATTTCCCCCTTGATATGACTGCACGGACGCCTCAGTAAAGACAGCAGCTGCTTTTTGCATCAACGTTTCTTTAAGTTTCTTGACCTTAGCCTCAGATTTCCAATCAATATTAAGTGCGTCTTCTAATATATCAAGAGCTTCGTCAAGTTCTTCTTCAGAACCAATGTCCGAAATTTCATTAGGGGACGCACTCATTAATTTTTTGCCTGCATGTAGCAAAGATTCCTCACTTAGCTGATCGTTTTCCTTTAAAACCTTATCGAGGAAAGGATTAAGAATGACCTTTTCTTTATAAGTTGTTTTCGGCGCTGCATATTCTCCCGAAAATCCTTCTTGAGCACTAAAATTGCTGCCGAATTTTTTCTTATTAAACTTACTGCCAGCACCACCGTCAATATTTTTGTCACCATCAAGGTGTACCTTGGCTCCATTGATGGTACGCCAATTTTCAGGATTCGGGTCTTTCGGATAATCTTCATCCAAAATTCTCGCAGCAAGAATTAAAGGTCTTATAAGCATGTTAACTCACTCCATCAATAATTGCAAGTCATTTATTGGTGCCCGGACTACCGCTGAGGATTTGAGAATAGCAAGGGATGTCCCGTCCCTTAGGTTACGGCTTCCGGGCATAAAAAAAGCGCCCGGCTAAAAGCCAGACGCTACATAAACAATATAGTAAATCGGTGCGCATTCAGTCAAAATACGCACCGATTCGCAACAGAAAGGGACCGGCAAATGCCGCTTTTATCGACACTTCTCCGTAGTTATATTATACCGCTTTTTTTTCACGGCTTCAAGTCATTTTTTTCAAAAAAATTATTTGTTTAACGGCGGCACATTAAATACTACGCTATAACCAGCCTGGCGCTGCAGCTCATCCATAGCAGCCTGCTGCGTCGGTGTAAAACCTTGGTCGACAACTTCCAGACGCTCCCGGAATGTCTCAGCGAAGAACTTCAGGCGCTGGTCCTTGCGCTGCAAGCCACCGAAATCATTCCAGAGAATATCAATCGCAACAGCCAGCACGCGATAGATTGCCTGCTCGGACACAGCCTGGCACATACGCTCGTACTTAAAGCCTGCCACCGGCGCAGGATTGCGGCGCTTAAGTTTACGTTTACTGCTCATCAAGGTCACTCCTTCACTTGTGCAAGCCATTCCTTGTGCTTCTTGACCATGTACAACATAATCAGACCATAGACCACCATGTCGCGCAAGGATTCTTCCGTTTTGTCGGCGATACCATGGTCGTAGAGGAAAGCAATGTGCTTGTTCAGATAGCCCTTAGCCACATCATACATCATGTCATAGCCACCATCATGATGCTCCAGCAATGCACCGGTGCGGAAGTTTGACAGCGGATCAGCGCCAGCAGAATACTGCTGCTGTTTTTCCGTAAACAAAGTTCCTACGCGAACAAGTTCATCATTAATAAACGATGTAAATTCTCTATATGTAATCATAACAATCCTCCTAAAACAATTCCTGCTGATTTTCAATCTCTTATAACTTGTACTCCACGCCTAACTCTTTTGCAACAGCGGGCAAAGCAGCTTGTGCTTCTTCACACGTGCGGAACACCCAGCCAACTTTATGGAGCGCAACATCGATAACGCTGTTATCCCACATATAGTTTAGGACATACAACGTCCCACCTTCTAAGGAACTCATGAACGTCCAATATCTTTCGTTCAGTTTCGGTTTCCACGACAATTTGATTATTTCTTCTTCGCCCTTCACCAAGGCAACAAGGGCTGAGTTAGTAGATATTTGGGATATTTCAATACCGCCAGCATAGGTTATTTTTAATCCGTCGTCAGTGAAAATATAGGTCATTTCATTATCATCACCTTTGACTTGAAATTCTTCGCCCAGCTCCACGCCCAACATTTGGGCGATTTCCGGGATTAAATTTTTACTCATCTTTAATAACCTCCACACCGCCACGCAGCAAAGCAAGAAAAATACGCATCTGCATGGGCTGATTAGTAATGCTTGACCAATGGCAGCACTGGCTCGGACGATACTCCAAATCATCAGCGCTGAAACGGTACTGTGCCGGATACGCTCCACCATGTTTAGGTTTGAGCTTAAACTCCTTGCCAACAGGGATATGCAATGTTTCGGCAATTACAGGATACAAATTAATCATAATATCGGCGTCACCTCCGTGTTGCAATAAGCAAAAACTTGACAGCAGCCACGAGCGCTGCGAAGTAATACAACTTCGCGGTGCTTGCGGATTAATTGGGAAATAAAGCTAGGTCCAATAGCCGTGGATTTTTGTACCACGCTAAATTTTGCCCACTGCCGCTGACGCGGGCAGATGCGGCTAACCTTGCAAGTGACTTTCGTCTGTAATATACGTTCACGTGAAAGAATTGTCATTACATCAACGCCTCCGCTCCATATAACATCAACGCCAGCTGCCGCACCAGGCGCGTACGCCTGCGCTGGATGGTCGAGAGCGACACACCTTCACGCAGCGCAATATCGTCCAAAGGCACGCAGAAAAAATATGCCTGACGGATAAGGTCTACCGCCACCGCATCCTCACTTGCTTCCAGCCTGTTCAAGATGCGGTCAATTTTATCAACTTCCGCCTGATCACGCGCCAGCTTAACTTCTACAGCCATAATGCGTGCCTGCTGCTTCTCTTCGGGCGTCAGGCGAGAACTTGCGCCGCCCCAGCAGGTAATGTCTTTAGATTTTTCCGTGACACGCTCCGCCTTCAGGTCGCGGATATCAAGCTTGTACTGCTCAATGTTCGCGCGCAGCGTCGAGTAAGCATACAGCCGTGCTTCCGTCGCCTTGTAGCAGTCCTGCGGCTTAGGCTGGCTATTTAAGGCAGCCAGCGTTGCCACAACAGTATCATGTATCAGTTTTTTGTTGTCCACCTGCGCCACCTCCTATGTGTAAAAATAAATTCAGTAACAGCTCAGAGTGGGGAGCAAGCAGCTCCCTCGCCTCCTGCTGAGTCACCGTCGCCTCGTTAGCCATGACCAGGCGCAGTCCGAAGCGTGCACTAGGCAGCAGCTCTGCTCCGGCAAAGCGCAGACCGATGAGCTTAACATACAGCTTGTGATCATGGCGGGCAGCGCTTGGTAGCAGCTGCCCCCAGAACTCGCTGTCGGCACAATCAGGCCACGGATCACTTACCACGCTGCCTAAGCTTAACCAACCAGCCATGGATATACTCCCCCATCTTCTGACGCAGGTCGTCCGTCATCTCGCAAATCGCCAGCGCCTCCTCGGAGCTGCGTGCGATACCGGCATTGGCACCTGCTGCCAACATCGCCAGCAGGAACACGCACTGCTGCAGCGTCGGCTTGCCAGTTGCCGTCTTGCACTCGATAAAGATTGCCTTGCCCGACGGATACGCTACGCCAGACAAATCACTGTAGCCTTGCGGCGGTCCGCTCTTAAACCAGCGGCTGCGCTTGTTCTCTAGTTCGAGCGTAGCCTGCGTCGGCTGCGTGCGGTACAGATAGCCCTCGCCAACATTGACGCGGAAAATCTTGTGCCCTGCAGCAGACACTGCGACCTCAATCTCCTTCATAATTTGAGCTTCAGATTTATTCAAACTTTAACCTCCTGTATTCATCCTGACGCAACAGGCGGATAGCGGCACTGCGGTACCGTTCCGGTACTGCCAGCCCCAGCTGCACCGCTTTGTGCAGCGACCAGGCAAACTTAAAAACCTTGCCATCAGCACGTTTGTGCGTAGAGCGGAACAGCTCCAGCTGCGCCCATGACTTACACTCGATGTGTTTACTATACGGCATGCGCGCAACTTCCTGCAGGATGATGTCCTCCACGACCTCCGGACCTTCGCGCTCTTCCTTCTCCCATACGTAATGACAGAGAGGGCACTCGGTGACCGCTGACTTGACCACTGCGAAGCACACCGGGCACTGCTTGACGCTGAGCTCCTGCTTTTTCTTCTTGGCTTTGGATTCCAGCGACCACTCACGCACGTCGTCCGGCAGGCCATGCCGCGTGAAATTGCCCACATGGTCCAGGATCAGCGCAACCTTATCCGGATTGTTGGGATTGGTACGCATCGACCTCATCGACTGCTGGATGTGCAGCGTGAGCGACTTGGTAGGCCGCATCAGCACCACGCAATCGCAATCAGGCACGTCAAAGCCCTCGCCAAACAAATCAACGTTGCAAAGGACCGTGACCTCACCGCGCCGAAACCCCTCTACGGCGGCCTGTCTTTGCGCCTGTGGCGTTGTACCATCAAGGTGCATAGCATTGATGCCCTGCTCCCGGAAAGCGGCCGCTGTGCCCTCGCTGGTGGCGATAGACGAGCAGTACACGATGGTCTGCTTGCCCTTGGCCAGCTGCAGCCAGTTCTCAACAGCACTGCCAAAGATGGCACGCTTATTCATAAGAGCTTCAATCTCAGCCTTGTCGTAGTCGCCGCGTTTAGTATGCAGCTTGCTGGCATCCGCCAGCTGCACGCCATAATATTTATAGGGAGCCAGGTAATGGTTCTGAATGAGCCACTCGGTGCTTACTGACTCGATGAGCTCTTCAAAGACAGCTCCCAGACCACCCTCGTTCATCCTTTGCGGCGTGGCCGTAAAGCCTAAGACTACAGCTCCCGGAAAATGCTGCAGTATGGACAAATAGCTCTGCGACAGGATATGATGTGCTTCGTCGACCAGAATCAGCTTCGGCTCCGGAGTCTTTGCCAACCTGCGACAGACCGTCTGTACCATGCCTACGGTACAAAGCGAGAAGTCTACGCCGCACGCCGTGAAGGTATTGGTAATCTGCTGGCACAGCTCTTTGCGGTGGACCACAAACAGCACTCTGTTGCCGCGTGCCGTGGCGCTGGCGGCGATGTTGCCCTGAATAACGGACTTACCACCGCCGCAGCCTAACACTGCACACACGCTGTGCCGCCCCTGACCGATTGCCCTGCGGATATTATCCACCAGCTCCTGCTGGTAGGGACGCAGCGGAATCATTTTACCGTCGGCTCCCACTTGTCGCAGCCATCGCAATGGTCGCAGGCGCTGGTATCGCGATTAGCGCAGTCATTGCACATCGGATCACGTACCTGCAGGGGACGGTGGCAATCCTGCGGAATAGCTTTAACGTCGACAGTTGCTTCATCAGCCTCAGCTTCCTGCTCCGCGAACATGTCCTGCTCGCCGCCGCAAGGCTTCAGGACGAACTCCCCGAGGTCTTCGTCGTATTCCAGATACGTGTTAGGCAGGGAGACAGCACCGGCATTCTCCAGCTTCTCCGTGTAATTGGCGGAGACCTTGTGTTTGAACAACGGTACAGCGATATCCTTGCCCATTGTTTCGGAATAAGTCTCAGACAAGCTGACGGACAGCTTCATGCTGATAGAACCTTCAGCAATACGGCCGGCAAAGAGCTTCTCCAGCAGCTGCTGCATGAGCTCATCGAAGTCGGCCTTCATTCCTCTAAACGTATCAGATTCCAGCGTCAAGCTGAGATATTGTTTATTCATTGTCATTCTCTCCATTCTCCCAGTCCATAAGATTCATGCCTATTCTCATAGACCAAACCATAACAGCAATCACCGAAAGCAGGCGCATAAGAAAGTCATCCACGAAGCAAGCGACAGGTCCTACAATTGCCAAAATAAATATATTAATTAACAGACTCATTAATGGCCTCCTGCTGCAGATACATGCGGATATACGCGTTGATTTTAAGGAGATTGTCAGGGTCACCAGACGCGGCAAAGTCATCGACCAGTGCAGTCAGCATTGCGGACAGCTTAGTGTTCTGGCTCGCTACATGCTGCGGCTCGTTTTGAAGCGGGCGATTGCGATAGCTATAACGCATTGCATCAACAGTAGCCTCCGACACCTTGAGGGTAGCGCAACGCGGGTACTGCATGGTTGCAGATTTTTCTACCTCATTCAGGTGGTTCACCATCAAATTCATATACGCTTGTGCGGCTTCCTTATTGCCACTGACGTAGAAGCAAGGTTCAAAATCATAACCGATGCAGTGTCCCAAAACATAGAACAGGCCCTCATCACAGAAGATTCTTAAGCCACTGATATTCTTGGAGTTCACATAATCTCCGCATTTAGTTTTGATATACATTTACATTCCTCCTAACTTCTGCAGCGCCCATACAGCACCGCAACCAACTAACACCGTCAGTCTCACTATCCACACAATGCTGATCAGCACTGCAAACACCAGACAGATTTTACTTAACATCACATTTCACCCCATTGACCTTGCACGCAACCCGGGCGAGGCAAACAGCAGCTTTGACAAAAGCCTGCACCACCATCATACAGCAGCATCCCACCGCCATAACCAGCCCTGCAATAAAGTCACGTAACATAGTACTCAAAATTTTAAATAACATCGTTTCCCTCCTTTAGCTGACATTTTTT